TAAGCCTTTGATTATCCGATTCCTCAACCGCTTTTAACTTATCTTCTTCTGTTTTCCTGGCCTGTTCCTGTTCCGCTTTAAGCTCAGCCTTTGCCTCATCTTTTATAAATGCCGCTACCTCAAACCAGGTAGGCGCCCTTCCTTTTTCCGCTGCAAACTTCTCGGCATATTCCTGATATCTGTCCTTCTCAACCTGGGTTGTTTTCTTTCCCCCCAATGCCTCGGTAATCTTTTCTGCTGTTTTTTGGGATACTTCTTCCGATATTTCCTGTTTTAACTTCTCAGGATCAATAGCGGGTTTTTCCTCTTTCTTTACTTCCTCCTTAACTACCGGCTTTTCCTCGACCTTCTCAACAGGCTTTTCCGCCTCAGCCTGTTTTTCGATTGCACCTTCCGCTGCAATAGTTTCAACGTCTTTCTCATGGATTTCCTTGTATGAAACATCATCAGCTTTAGCTTCCTGTTTTGTTTCTGTTGGGTTTTCTTTAGAGGGTATGAATTTTCCTGTTTCGGGATCGCGGTCAGCTGGCATAAGAGTAAATCCTCCTTAAATGTTATTATTTTTTAACTGGTTTTTTAATTGGTTTCTTTTTTGATCCGAATGGCATATGTATATTATATCACCTTATTTATTCCACCTGTTCCATCCTTCAGTATCCATAATATAATTAGACCACTTATCGTATATCTCACCGGCTCCCCTTACCCCTGATTTCTTTCCTTGCTCTATTGACCTTTGTTTCCATGTTTTAGGATCTCCGGCATATCCGGCTTCCTCAATGGCCCTTAACATCTCAACAGGTATCTGTCTTTTATTCCAAGCGTCAAGATACCGAGTATCAAGAGGGCCGTTTACAGGATCATCTTTCCTGAATGTTCCTGAAAGAAGTTTGGCTGCTGCCGTTGCCGCCTGTTCTTGCGAATCATAATTTACCGCATTATCAGGGTTTGAATCATGCGCCCCTATGTTATATAAGTTATTGCTTCCTATTTTCCCACCCTCACCCGTTGCGATACCATAAGCAACTTGCGGAGGTATTTCATAATTCTTAAATGTATCCCAAGTCTTATCCTCAACCTCATTCATTACTGACGGGGTTATATATGGAGCATATGGAGTAGGAATTGAGGTTGCCCCCAAGACAGATCCGGGATTTTTTTCAAATTCTGCACCCGCCGTCATAACCGTAGGAGTCGGGGTTGTTAATGGTTCCCTCGGCAGTCTTGCACCAGTTCTAGCCTCAGTATCCCTTAATGCCGCCTCTTTATCGGATAATGGGGATAATAATTTAATATTCTTAGGTTTAGGATTTATTAAGTTTTGTATTGCTTCAATTAGCCAGTTCATATTATTTATATCCCCCTTGCTGAACCTGTTGGTAGTACCGGAGGTTGAATAGGAACATTACCTGGATTCTGTGGAGCCGGTTGCTGCGGTTGTTGTGATTTCATAGGCGTTGCTCCCGCCGGAGGTTGACCGCCCAAAGGATTGGGGATAGGCATCTGTCCGTTTAATGCCGCCCCCATCATCTCAGTATCTTTTAGTCCCATTATGTATTTTGACATATACATATTAGGGTCCATTGCAAACATTACGCCCCGTTCAGCCCTTCCCTCAGGATCATCCATATCCATATCCTTGAAAAAGTCTATGGGGTTTATAAACGGAGGCCCTAACTTTGCCATATCCAGGGCATTCTTCTGCGCCCTCATCTTATCGGTTGATGAGGCTTTTATCATTACCTCCATCCCATCCTCGATCATGTCATTTTTCAGCTTAACAAATGTCACCTGGCCCTTTGATCCCAACAATTTCCTCATGTGTTCCTCGGTGTATCTTAGCTTTATAAACTGCATGATCCATCCGCCCATCCATTCAGCAGCAGCATTTACGGTATCCTCAGTCAGATCATCAATCCTTGAGAAATTTGACTCCCTTGCTATCTGATTGGTTGTTGCCACATCCGACTGCATCATACCGTTAAGGTTAGTTGCCCCTGATAATGAGAACATCCTGTCCCTAATTTGAAGTTTGTCCTGAAATTCAGCGGGTGTCGGCCTGTTGGGGGGAAGGAAGGTGTGAACCGCATTAACATCCCCATCTACCAGAACATCCTGGTTGGGATCTGACAGGTCCATCTGCTCCATGTCAGTTGCCGTAATCCCAGATTTCTTCGAGATTATATGTTTCCCTCTTTCGTTTAGTGTCTCGGTTATCTGCTTTCCCCTTTTATCAAGATCCTGCTGGTTTAATATATTCTGCTCAATACGGGAAGTCTCATCATAAGCCATTTTGCTCCATTGGTCGTATCCCATGAAGTAATAAGGTTTTTTAGGCGCATCGAAGTAATTGGCGTAAACAGTCTCGGCCTGGATATTAGGTGTCATTCCGCCCGTCATTAAGGCACTCATCATGTCCTGGGGTCCCATTTCACGCTTTGTCGATTCATCACCGGGAACGTCATAAATATATAACTTCTCCTTGCCCTGGTAATCGTAATTGGGGTTTTTGGTCTTTTTGAGAATGACACTTCCGTATTTCCATATCACGCCATTTATTCTTGATTGCTTTTCCTTATCCTTCGTATCCTTCTCAAACCATTCAAGCCATACCTCTTTTATCTTGATGGGGGTTGCAAGATCCTTATATGTCGGCTCCTCCTGTACCTTGATTCCGTTCTTTTGTAACTCGGAAATAAAATCTTCCTTTTTTTCCGAGAAGTTAAGCAATACATCCTGAACGGTACAGGGAAGATCCTCTGCTATAAATCCCATCTTGTCCGCGTCATTTGTGATACAGGTATGATCTACCGTTATATTGTCAGGATGAACATTCTCAAATACATAATCCCCAAATTCACCCTTGTTTTTGTCCCATCTTACCTTTATTATCCCGGTAAAATAGACAGGCTGGTGTTTAAATGCTATTGACAACACCCTTCTGTTTTCCCTCTTTTTAAGGTCATTGTTTACTATCATTGAGACATTTTTGGCAGTTTCCGCCGATTCCGGGGTATCCTGACCTGGGGTAACAATAAGGTCAGGAAGTTTTGACAGGGCAACAGGCTTAATTGACGCCTCGATCTCATAAAGCGCATTATCAAGGTACCTTACCTCATAACCCTTAAGCTCGTTATTTTTCTCCTTCTCAAGAAGCTGCCTGCCAAACAGCATGATTTCGTTTTTCTTGCGCCTCTCGTAAAGGTTTATCTTGTCCGATCCGAAGAAATCCTTTGAATCCTTGACCCTTTTATCAATTATCTTTACCAACTCATCATCTTCTATTGTTATTGTTAGGGGATCTGTGGGTATTCCTGTATTGTCTTTATCCTCGTAAGAATGCGTGAGGATGGGATCTGATGTGTTCATATAAAAAAAGAAGCACCATAATAGGTGCTAAATTGCAATAATATATCTATTATATCACTTACCTTGTCACAAGTAATAGCAATATTACCGTAAACATGATGATGTATGCCGTCCAGATTAACCTTTCTGTATTCATACTACCTCAGAATATATATTATATACCCTTTGGCAATTAGAACACTTTATATAAACTGATACATCCTTAAGCATATCCCCCGGCACTACCTTGTAGGGAAAGCCTTTATACTGGAATAGCCAGTTTCTACAGTTATAGCAATGGAACATATGCAGCCTATGGCCCTCAGGATCATCATAATCCTTACCCAGAATAACGGAAGTAACCGGAACATTTTTTATGGCTGTTTTTATAAAAACTTGCACTTATATATTTTATCATCAAAAAAAGGGTTGGCCGATTCATAAATTTTATTTTCAGTTGTCGCTCCAAAGCTCGGATATGTATCCTGACTGACGGCCTCCTGAAAAAGGCAAATTAGCAGAATCGTTAAAACCTTTCACCAACCCTTTCATTTAATTTTATCACTTATAATACGGCCTTCCGTCTTTAAATGCGTTTGTAAACCTATCGGGATCAAGGCCCATCTGCCTACCCTGTACCATTTCAGCGGTAGTCTGGGGCTTTTTCTCCCTTGTCATTCCAAATGTCCCTACCTTAGCATCAATCCATTTGATTGATTTTAAACAATACCTGACGGCATCAGGGGCGTGATCCTCACCCTCAGTATCCACATCCTCATATTTTGTCTCGTCATATACAAGCTGGGGCAAAGTCCTAATCAGGTTTACACAGTTTTCGGTTATCATCCAGTAGGGCAATCCGTCAGGGGCAAGGGACAGCCAGTTATGTATATTCTCCCACCCGCCAATCCTGTCATTTGACGCCGGTCTTAATCTTCTTAACCCCTCAAGTTCATTTCCGTTTTTATACTCAAGCTGATCCGCTATGGATATTGAGTTATCGTCACCCTTAGTAAATATTGACGGGTCTGCCTCTATATACCTTATATCCTCAGGGATAAGTTTATATATTTTTAAGTTTTCCTTTATTATCTCAACCCATTCCTTAGGGGTGCGCTCTATCCCGTATGCCTCAAAAAATGTCCATGCCCTGTTATACGGGATTCCCTCATATTTCTTCTCCTGAATAACTGTAAGATTAAATGCAAAGGGCCGGGATCTTCCCCAATCAAGACCGCCTATAATCAAAAGTTCCTTATTGGGTACAAACTGCCTTGCAATATGAAGGTTGCGTGAAAACTCAGTAAATACCTGTCCTGCAAATACATCCCATGATCCCTCAAGATAAGCCTTCCTTTTCATGGGAGGCAATGATTCCAGTTGTTTTATATAGTTTGGGGAAATATAGGAATTATCATAAGCATTCGCATGAATATAATAAAATCTATCCTTCTCCGGGTCCTCGTGGTTTTTGTCTATAAAGTATTTCCTTACCCATCCATGACCGATTCCCCCCGGATTGGTTGCGCCCATAAACTTGACGTCCTCAATTTTAGGATACCTCAACCTGTTCCTTAAATCCTCGAATGTCTGCTCGTCATTTCTTGTCAACTCCTCCACAAATTCCCCTGCAAATTCCGTACTCATGTATTTTGCCGGATCATCCAAATTACGAAGCATTATAATACCGCCCCCTAACCCATCTGCCAACTGGAAACATAACCCATGTATCCTGTCATCCTTTATTTTTCCAAGCCATGAGGGAAATTCCCTTTCAATCCTTGCAATCTGCCTATCTTTCAATGTGGGATAATCCTCGGAGAATAAGCCGACCTGGATACCCTCTATCTTGTATTTTTTATATAGAAAAATAAGGAATAGAAGCGCTGACCACCGCAGTAGAAAACTCTTTCCCCCCGCCATAGCGCCACCATATAGAAGATACTTACACTTTGGGTTGAATAGGGTTTGGATCGCCTGTTGCTGTTTCGGTTGTAGTTTTAGATAATCCGATAATTCCATCTATGTTTATGTTAAATTTTTCACCCATATTTGATAAATCCACTTTCTGAGGCGCCCTTCCGTCCATCCTATCCATTATAATTTCTATTGCCCTTAAATCGCCGTCTGTTGCCAGTTTTAGTAACCTTTTGAGTATTACTTCCCTTATTGCCACTTTCCCACCTGTAGTTGTAGCAACTTCCTCAGCCGTCCCTATTTCCAATAAACCGCCCCATGACCAAGTCCTCCTGTTTGCCCCTGTCCTGTTTATATGTTCGGGATGGTCACCAAATCCTCCCTTTCCTGTAGGATTTAAATTCATAGGATTTGACTTGCTCTCGATTTGCTCGCTTGTCGGTTTTGTTATATTCTGATCGTTATTCATCTTTTCTTAAGGTAAATCTTAATAGGCTTTCTTACCTCATTTAACCTTGTAATCCCGTTTATTGTAACAGGCAAATATTCCCTTCCTTTGACAAATACTTTATTTAGGTTGATTAACTTCTGATATTTCATCATCTCTTATTTTATTAACCCTACTATTATGTTTCTTTCCACAAGTAGGACAAACACATTTATGGGGTAAATCATTTGTAACATTTTCCATAAAATCCTTAAGCAATATCGGTTCATCAAAACTTACTGCAAATTCTTCTAAATTTATTTCCGGGTTTTGATCTATTAGTCCTAATAATGCTTCTTTATCATATCTACCGGCAGTATCATTTGCGGATAAAGCATAATCCATTGCTAAATGTTCCTTATCTTTTGAAATTACCTCCACCCAAACATCTGTTATTCCTAATTCCTTATATGCCCTTAGTCTCATATTTCCTGACATGACTGTACCATCTTCCTTAATAATAAGAGGTGTATGCTGACCTAATTTTTTAATCTGATTTATTAGTCTTTCATAACCTTCAGGTGAAATCTCACGAGGATTATCTTGCCAATTTTTTAATTCATTTATATTCTTATAGGTTTTCTCCATTATTGTTAAGCTCCTTAATATTTTTAACCCCTTCCCTAAATGCATCCTCAGTATCTTTTAATATCGGGTGTTTCTGGTAAAATACCTGTTTTGCCGTAGGCCTCATTATTGGGCCTGCCTTAAGATCTGATAGCTTACTTTTAAAATCCTTCCTTACCTCTTTTATTTCCTCCCACTTTAGCTTATCCCTTCCTATTATGTAACCTAAGAAAAATGATCCTATATGTAATAACCATAAAGTAATGAAAGAATCTATCCTCATTTGTTTTTCTCCTTAAATTCGTTAATCATCTTATGTATTGTTGTTCCTTTTCCCATATCCCATTTGTCCCAATGGATGTCACACCAGGTAAAACCCTCACCTAATATCTGGGCCGGCTCATGACAGACTATGCAATGCCATCCTGTTAATGGTTCCTCATATTCTTCATCCCCGAATTTTGGAAACATATCAATACTCATAATCATAAGTAAACCGGCTTATATTCCCACTTTATAATCTGCTGTTCATATACCTTGTATGTTTTCTTGCATTCCATATTCATATCCGATGTATATTTATGAAGGTCCCTGTTTAATATAATCTTAGTTACCGCCGGATCTTCGCTCTGTTTGGGATCTATTACGAATATCCCTATATGGTTTAAGTATATTATA